AAAAGAATGGCAATCAAGGCCATTAGAAAAGATATACACTTTCATATTTATGGATGCCATCCATTACAAAGTAAGAACAGACGGTCATATTATCAATAGAGCAGCTTATGTAGTATTAGGGGTAACGATATAACAGAGGCCAGTACGTTTATTTTATCTATTTTTATCTGCTTTTATTTTTTATGTTTGCAAAATGTTTGCAAAGTGATATAAAAAACAAAAAGCCGTTAGCAAAGTGCTAACGGCTACATTTCTTGATTTTTCTGGTGCCGAAGGTACGACACTTGAACTATTCGCATTACTCAAGTTTTTTTTAATGCCTGTCTGTACTAATATGTTGTCTTTGTTAACAATCACTTTATCAATAAAAATCGGCAAAATCTGCTTCAGATCTTCATTTTTCTCAAATTTTTCTTTTAGTTCAAGAAGCCATTTTTTAATTGCATCAGTAGGCAATTTTTCTTTTACGTCTATTTCAGATATTCTATTTTTAATTCCTTCTGCGTATAATTCTAATTCCTGCAACTTCTTACCAAGCTGAATAGAAGCAATGCCATTTGTTATCATGTTGACTATATTATTTATCTGCGTTTCTGTGTTTTTTAATTCATTTTGCAAATATTTTAATTCTTCTGGAATGCCTGCCTCCTTTTGTGATACATAATCAACTATTTTAGCCATTAGCCCATCAATATCATTGAATATTTCTGTTTGAATAACATTTAGAACTTTCCTTTCCACATCCTCGGCTCTTATACTATTTTGACACTTTGTGCATCTGTAGTAAAAATAATAGTTTTCACTGTCTTTAGAACGTTTTTGAGAATATCCAGACATCTTATTACCGCAGCTACAATATACCAATCCGCTCAATAAGTACTCTCTTATAGTCTGCGGCTTGCCACGTTCAGGAGCTCTTCTTTTCATTTCCCTTTGAACAGCTTCAAAGGTTTCTTTTGAGACAATAGCAGGGATAGCATTTTCAATGCGAATTATCTCATGTTCTGGTTTTTTTCTTTTCATGTTTCTCTTTCCTCCATGGTATTTTCTTTGTGTTTTGTTAAAAACGTAGATACCCGCATACTTTTCATTTGTGAGAATAGGTTGAATAGAATTAGCCACAAAAGTTTTGCCAAATTTGTTCCTGTAGCCTTTGCTGTTTAGTATCTCAGCGACCTTTTTATAGCCATAGCCCTGCAAATACAAGTCAAATATTTCTTTTACAATTTGAGCTTCTTTTTCGTTTACTACATACTGTTTATTCACAATATCATATCCAAGAGGAGCAAAACCGCCGTTGAATTGGGCCTTAAATGCATTCTGTTTCTGGCCTTTTAAAACCTCTGTGGCAAGGTTTTTTGAGTAATACTCTGCGAATGCTTCTAAAATCCCTTCCAACAAAGACCCTTCTGGCGTGTCATCAATAGGCTGAGCTGAATAAACAACTTTAATACCATATTTCATCAGCATGGATTTATAAATTGCTGCATCGTATCTATTGCGGGCAAATCTGTCTACCTTATGCACAATAATAACATCAAAAAGCTTCTTCTTTGCGTCCTCCATCATCTGTTGAAAGGCCTCTCTGTTATCTGTTTGTCCAGACGCAGCTTCATCGATATATTCTTTTACAATTATTATTCCATGTTTTTCAGCATATTTTCTATTCTCCATAAGCTGTGCTTCTATTGATTCTTCTCTTTGCATGTCTGTTGAAAAACGTGCGTAAGAGGCTGCTTTCATTGTATAACACCTCGCTTTAAGGTTTATTTTACAGGTTTAAAGACTCTTTTGTTCTTATATATCTCTTTTACAGCACAGTTTGGACAGATAAAACCAAGCTCTTTTGAATTTTCTAATGCTCTTGCTGTATCAGGAGTTAGAGGCACTTTAAACATTTTCCCACATATACTGCATTTAGCTAGTGTTATAATTTTATCGTTTTTCACAATTCACACCTCACTTAAAAAACTTATATTTTATCAGCTCCTCATTGACCTCTAATACTGCTGCAATGCAAGATGTTGATGTATGCTTTAATTCTTTAATTTCATCATCGTCAATCAGCAATTCAGCCGCGAATTTGTTAGCCTCAAACTCATAAGGCCCAACAGGGAATAGTGTATATTCCCGAATAAAGTAAATAGGCTCTGAAGAATGCAAGATTGCATGTCCTAATTCGTGTGCTAAGACAATTTTTCTTTCCCATTCATCTAAAGCACTATTGACAATAATAAATTTGTTTCGTAAAGTTTTAATGAAGTAACCTTTTGTGTATAAGGAATAGTCTTTATGTACCACATAAATGCCTAAATATTGTGCTAATCTTTCAGGATTTCTCGTATTATACTTTTGTACAAGGTGCTTCACTCTTGCATGGATATTCTTTCTCACGTGAAGCACCTCCTATTTTGCCTTTTTCTCTTTTTTCTTTTTGCCGTACTTCTCTTTGTTTATCTCCTTTGCTTTCCAGAAGAGCTCTGATATATCTTTAAAGAGCTTTTCCTTATCCTCTTCTGCTACTTCATCATTCATGAAGAAGGCACCGGCATGCTTGATAAAGTCTTCATATTGGAGTAAATCTTTTTTGGTGACTTTATATTTTTGTGTGTAGTCATCGGGAATGAAGGTATTGCGAACGTCAGTTCTACCTAAAAGATAGTCTACAGAGACATCGAAAATCTTAGCCAATTCTTTTACAAATTCAATATTAGGAATTCTCTTGCTGTTTTCGTATCTTGATAAAGTTGCTTTAGTTGTACCCATCATTTCTGCTAGTTTTTCTAAACTAATTCCTTTTTCTTTTCTTAATTCTCTCATTCTTTCCGAAAAAGTTGCCATATTAACACCACCCTTGTCTTTTATTATATACTTCGGTTACCATTTTTAAAAGATAAGTTGCCAAAAAAATAATTTTTTTTAAAATAGACTATTGACAAGTTACCAAAAGTGAACTATAATAAAATCAAAATAAGTTACCGAATGAATAACAAAGAGGAGGTGGAAGGATACAATGAAAAAAAATCCAAATTTTAAATTAAAAGCATTAAGGTTAGAACACAATTTAAAACAAACTGATATGGCTAAACTATTAGGGATGAGCGAAACTACTTATAATCGTAAAGAAAATGGAATAACTGAATTTACTGAAAGTGAAATAAAAAAGATTTGTGACATCTTTGATAAAAAGCCGGAAGAAATTTTTTTTAGAGATGATGTTACCAAAAATATAACAGAGGAGGTGAGTTAAATGGAAAAGGTGAGAGAGATGGAAGAAAAACACAAAACTAACATAGCCAAAAGTTTAAAAGTGAACATCATTTTTAGAGGCTTAGAAAAACTAAAGAAAATTAGTGCAGGCGATAAACCAAGAATAAAGGTTACCTGCACTAAAAGAACAAGCGCCGAAGTTGACGTTTTAGAGTCCTAACTTCTTTGAAATATAAATTTCAGTAGCTTTGCTAAGCATATCTTCCCAACTAGAAAATGCAGTGGAATTTTTAACGTGAGCATCTAACTCTTCATCAGGTATAGCTTCAAAGTCTTCTTGGGAGTTTATAACAAATTTAGCAGCTTCAAAAAATTCATCAATGGTTGAAAATTTGGTGTACTTCTTCATAAACGAGCTAGTAAATAACTCATTAAATGATACAGTTTTTGTTTTTTCGAGTTCTTTAGCAGCTTTTTGCATTTGCTCAAATTTCTTTTGTAGTTTATCTAGGCCTTGCATCTTAAAATCCACACTATCACCTCCTCTCCAAGAAAAATTTTACTCCTTGGGGGAGGGGAAAACAAGGAGGGAATAAAACATGAGTAGTTTACCACAGGTATTTAATTACAAAAACCACCAAGTAAGGACATTCATTATAGATGGAGAACCTTGGTGGGTAGCAAAAGATGTGTGTGATGTTCTAGACATTGGTAATCCATCGGATGCTGTTAGAAGGTTAGATGAGGATGAGGTAGATTTAATCGAGGTCATCGATTCCCTAGGAAGAGCCCAGACAATCAATATAGTCAATGAAGCTGGCTTATACAATCTCATTCTTGGCAGTCGAAAACAAGAAGCCAAAGACTTCAAACGGTGGATTACACATGAGGTAATTCCGCAAATAAGAAAGACCGGAGCGTATTCACTTGACCCGAGACAGCTTATTGCAGCAGCAGTAATTGAAGCACAAAAAATCATAGCAGAACAGGAAAAGAAAATACAAGAGTTAGAACCAAAAGCAGAATTCTTTGACGCTGTTGCAGGAAGTAAAGACGCAATTGACATGAATAGAGCGGCAAAACTGATATACGAGGAAACAAGAATGGGCAGGAATAAGCTCTTTAAGCTTTTGAGAGAGAAAGGTGTTTTAATGAAGGACAACATTCCTTACCAAGAGTATATAGACAAAGGCTACTTTAGAACGATTGAGCAGAAATACACAAAGCCAGACGGGACGACACACATCTATATTAAGACACTTGTATATCAAAAGGGGCTGGACTTTATAAGAAAAGTCATCAAAGAAAACAATGTCATAGCTTTAAAAAGAGCATGAGGAGGTGAGAGAGGCACGCCAGATATCTACTTGGGGGGAAGAAAGGGAGGTATTTCAATATGCCTATTTTAAAAATAACAATCGACAGAAAGACAATGCAAGAGATAGGGCGAGAAATAATTCCGTCTGATAAAGAACCAAACTATGATCTGTTAGCACGAATCTTAGCAGAACAGTTTTTGAGAGATATGAAGAAGAGAAAGGAGGTACAGTCACATGAACATTTCATGGACAGGCAATGAAGAAAAGAAAAAGAAACAGAAACAGTATACATTGAAGTTTACGATTGAAGAGCTGATCAGACTAGAGGAAGCAGTAAAAACATCGTTAAAATTCGCAGATGACATGTATATGTTTTATCAAAAGCAAGCTTTTGCAGAAGAATTAAATTCAAAGCAACAAAAATACGCTCGACAGCGATTAGAAGAATACACAAAAGACATTGAAGTGCTAAAAGATATTTTAAAAAAGTTAGAGGAGGCGAAATAAAACAAATGAATATTCAGATTGAGTTAAGTGAAGATGAAATTATCGAATTGATAGAGGTATTAGAGTATGTAATAGCAGAAGCAGATACGTTAAAAGTAAGTGCCAATTTACTCACGTTAGTTGATATATTAGAGAAGATTGATAAGGCAAGAGAGGAGGTATAAACATGTCAATACGCATAGCACAGATATTGCACAGGTTAGGGTTTGCGGTTTATATGGACGGCGACAGAAGGAAAATCAAGTTTTACTGGGATAGATAAGGAGGTGCACAAGCGTGAAAACACTTATATCAAAGTTACGGTATGCATATACACATGATTCCAATAAACCAATCGTAATAATCACATCGCCATCTGAACATTCAATTCAAATAAAGTTTTTTGAACATTCCTATGACGAAATAGAAGAAATTGCAAAATACTAACTAAAGAACTACCTGAAATACTAAGCAAAAAAACAAATGAAAAGTTTGCAAATAAAAAAGTGCCTGCAAAAGGCACAGAAAAAAACCTCAATAGCAGTATAGCACATTTTAGTAAAAATGAAAAGGGGGATAAAAATGGTATCTACAAATATTCATTTATACAACTTTAGTGAATTTAAAGTGTACATTGATAAATTTGCAGATGAATTCATATTGACTATACAAACCCCACAAGGCTCAGTAAATTTTATGTCAAGCAATCTAAAAGAACTTGAGGAGCTAACAAGAAAAATGTTGGCAGTAATAAAGTATGAAGCATTACAGCCAAGGAGAAAGGAGGCAGTAATATGATTCGCATATCACAAGCAGGTGCATGTCCTAGGCGTATACAGTTAGAAGCTTGGGGAGTAGAAGGAGAACCTCTCTGGGAAGGTTCGGAAAGAGCTTTCGCAGAGGGAAATTTACACGAAGCAGATATATTAAGATGGGCAACTGAAAATCTTCCGGGCGCACCATATGCAGTATTTGGGCAACAAACGGAAGTCAGTATTGAACACAAAGGTAAAGAAGTTCTAAAAGGGCATATAGATGGCTTAGCTATCCCAATTGCGAAAAGAGTAGACATAGAAGGCAACACAATAGTAGACAAAAATGCAAAAGACGAAATAACCCTCTTGGAAGCTAAAACATTAGCAAATAGAGGCTTCCAAGAGCTTAGGGGAAAAGGGGTTAGAGAAGCACATCCACAATATTATACACAAATACAACTCTACCTCCATGCTTTAGGACTGGACAGGGCATATCTTGTAGCACGCAACAAAGAAACACCAAAGACAAGATTGTGGGACCACTATTACGAGTTGATAGAATACAACAAAGCTTTTGCAGAAGCAGAGATAGAAAGATTAGTAGAATTAAACGAAAAGATAGAAAACCACATAGAAATAGACCCTCCATTTTCTCCAGAAGAAAATTGGCAGTGTAGGAGGCCGTGGTGTCCTTACGCAAAACTTTGTCATCCAGAATATTATCAACAAAAGAAGAGAGAAGAAGTCATAACAAAAGAAGAATTAGCAGATATAGTAGCTGAATATAACGAACTATCAGAAGAAATCAAACAACTGGAAGAAAGACAAAAAGAACTAAAGGAACAATTACTCGCAGCAGCTCAAGAAAAACCAGTCCAAGCCGGTAATTGGGTTGTAAGGATAGAAGAACGCCGGCAGGAAAGGTTTGACATAAAACTTGCCCGCCAAGAGTTGCCACAAGAACTTTTACAAAAACTTTTAAAAGTTAACACTTATCAAGTTTTAAAGGTTGAGGAGGTATAAACATGGAAAACAAAGAAGGAAGATGGTTGATAAAATATGAAACAGATACAGGGGAAGTAAAACTTTCATACGATATAGTTAAAAAATACCTTGTATCAGGCGACCCTTCAAAAGTTACAGATCAGGAAGTGATGATGTTTATAAATCTTTGTAAATATCAAAAGCTTAATCCTTTTTTAAGAGAAGCATATCTAATCAAATTTGGTAACGAACCCGCTACACTTGTAACAGGCAAAGATACATTTACAAAGAGAGCTGCAAAATCAAAACTTTGTGCAGGATATGAAGCAGGCGTAATTGTACAAAAGAAAAATGGAGAGATGGAATACAGAAAAGGCACGCTTGTAGCTCCAAATGAAACATTGGTTGGAGGATGGGCAAAAGTATATAGAAAAGATTGGAATGTACCTTTAGAAACAAGTGTAAGCCTTCAGGAATATCAGAGAAGAACAAAAGAGGGTAAACTAATGCGAAATTGGGAACAAATGCCCGCAACGATGATTAGAAAAGTGGCATTAGTACAAGCTTTAAGAGAAGCATTGCCAGAAGAATTTCAAGGTTTATATTCACCAGAGGAAATGCCTGTAGATGATAGTAAGCTTGAGGAAAAGCCTATTGAAGTTAATTACACCGTAGAAGAAGAACAACAAGAAGAGACAAAAGAAGAAAGCATAGAAAAACAAAAGATAAGCCTTGCACAAGCAAAAAGAATGTTCGCTATAGCGCAAGGTGATAAAGATATAGTAAGGCAAGTGTTAGACAAATACGGATATGAACATAGCAAAGATGTAACAAAAGAAGATTATGACAAAATATGTGCAGAAATTGAACAAGCAGTAAAGCAAAAAGCGCAAGGGGAGCAACAACAAGAACCTATTGACGCAGAATTTACAGTAATAGAAGAAGACATACCATTGCCATGGGAAAACGGAGCAGAGGGCTAATGCCCTCTCTCTAAAGAAAATTATAGAGGAGGAGTAAAGGATGGCAGCAGAAGTAATTTTGAGGGATTTATCAAGAGCACAAAAAGAACAAATAAATGGCAAGATGCAAATTAGCTATAACAGTGACGGAAGATTAGTAATTAGATACATTCAAACTAACGAAGTAGATAAGTTAATTGTATTTGATAGGCAAGACACAGGCTTATTAATGAATTTTATTAAATACAAAATCAATTGGTAGAGTACGAGGCGGATTAATTCCGCCTCTATGAAAAAACTTTTTCGATGGAAAAATGTGCATATGTACCCATTATATCTTATGCAGTTCCAGATTATTTTATACGTTTTAGGAGTGATTTTAATGGCAAGAAAAAGGATGATAGATCCGAGTTTTTGGACAGATGAAAAATTAGGTTTGTTAACACCTATGCATAGATTACTCTTCATGGGCCTTATATCAAATGCAGACGATGAAGGAAGATTACAAGGTCATCCTGCCTTGGTTAAATCTTTGATTTTTCCTTACGACATTGACATTACACATCAACAAGTAGAAGAATGGTTATTTGATTTACATAAGGAAGGTTTAATTCTGATATATGAAGTTGGTAAACAGCGTTATATTTGGATACCTAACTTTCTAAAATATCAGCAAATAAACAGGCCTACTCCATCTAAATTACCTGCACCTCCTGAAAATATAGGTGATAATAACTCATTCACTGAAGACTCACTGAATAATCATGGAGGACTCACTGAAGACTCACTGAGGACTCACTCTGAAAAGAATAGAATAGAAAAGAATAGAAAAGAAATAGAAGAAGAAAAGAATAGAATAGAAGATATATTGTCGTCAGATGAAACTGACGACACACGACTCACTGAGGACTCACTGAATAATGATGACAATGAAATTATTAGCGCTATAACACCAAAAGAAGTAGTTGAGCTTTATAACTCAATCTGTGTTAGTTTGCCTAAAGTAGTTACTATCTCAGAGAAGCGCAGGAAACAAATAAAAGCACTTCTTAAGAAGATTAGAGACAGAACAGAGATTGAAATTGTTTTTAGAAAAGCAGAGGAAAGCGATTTTTTAAGTGGTAGATCTGGCAAATGGAATGGCTGTAATTTTGACTGGCTTATAAACTACAATAACTTTTTAAAAGTGTTAGAGGGTACTTATGACAACAAAGAAACGAAACCCAAGTCATGGAATGTGCTTGAGAGGTTGTATAAAGAAGAACTTGAGAAGGAGATGAATTCAGAATGACCAAAAAAGAGGTCATACAGATTTTAGGGGTGCTAGGAGCAGCATATCCCAATATGGCCGTAAGTGAAAAAACCGTAGATATTTGGGCGGAATTATTAAAAGATATACCGTTTGAAGTGGCTAAAGTTGTAGTCAAAAAGCATATTTTAGAGAACACATATCCACCAAGTATAGCAGATATAAGACGCAATGTTTTTGAAATTATGACTCCAAAAACAGAGCAGTTAACAGCGGCGGAAGCATGGGGCGAAGTTATGTCTGCTATTAGAAACTATGGGTACTATCGTGAAGCTGAAGCTCTTGCGAGTATGAGCGAAAAAACGAAAAAGGTAGTACAATACATCGGATGGAAAGATATATGCCTATCTGAACAGCTTGATGTTATACGTGGCCAGTTCCGTATGATGTACGAGCAATTACAAGAGCGAGAAAGAAAAGAAGCATTATTACCACCAGACTTAAAAAATGAGATACAACAAATATCGCAACAACGTGCTATAAAAGCTCTTGAAAGCGGTACAAATATAAAGCATTTAAAGATTCTTGAGGGAGGGGGAAAATGACAGCGGAAGAGTACATGGAAAGACTGTATAAATCTTTATTGATTTATTTTAGTAGTGCAGGTAGTCCATTACCTATGCGCACTGGTGGAGAGGTAGAAACACAAAATATTTATGCGGGTAGGGAAGGTTGTTTACGTCTTGCAAGAGAATTTGGTGCTGGCTTAAAAGATTATGCGAAAGAAGAAAGAGAAAGAGTTATGAAGGAGAGTTATAGTTTTTTATGTGTAAGATTGTATAATTTACGTCCGCCTGTAGATGCGAAAGAGTGGGCGAAAGAAATAATGAAAGTATGGGAGGGTGATAAGCATGAAAGTATTTGAAGTGTTGGAGAAAATACTTTGAGTTAGAGGTGTAAACATGTCAGGGTATAGACGAATGAAAGAATATATAATTTTCGAGTGTAAAAACTGCCGTGCAAAATACATAGCTGAACTTCCTAAAGCTTTTAGACCGTACGAAATAGCTCACATGGTTTGTCCTGGTTGTGGTACAAAATTTATGAGTTTTAGTTTTAAGTTAGAGGAGGAGATAAAGCATGTCTTACAAAAGCTTGATTGAAGAAACGATAAAAAGAATACAACAGCTGGAAGAGCAATACAAAATCGTTGATACAGAGGCAGAAGCAGTCGTGTTTTATCAACTTCAGGCCGAAAAAGCAAGGTTGAGGCTATTGTTAAGGGAGGCAAAGAAGAATGAAGCTTTACAAAAAGATATGTGAAAAGTGTGGAGAAGAAATAGAATATATTCTTATTTTTGGAGGTTTATTCCTGATGGTTTTGGCAACATTTTTAATCCACCCAATCATTGGGCTATATGTTTTAGGTGTAGTTCTTCTCGGATTAGGAATACACTTCACGAAATATCCTCCCAGATAGGGCAAAGAAAGAAAAGAGGTGTTTTAAATGAGACTGTATGAGAAATACTGTAAAAAATGTCATCAAAAATTTATTACTTCAAGCCCGTACAAAAAACTTTGTCTCACTTGTGCGATAGAAAATGAACAGGAATCGATAAAAAAGTCTTATCAAAGAAGAAAATTGAAGAAGGTGAAGGCAGAATGAGAATAGTTCTTACAATTCCAGGCAAACCTTTCGGCAAACAAAGACCACGTGTGACAAAGGCAGGTATTGCATATACACCACAGGAAACAGTCAATTATGAAAATTTCATAAAGCTGTTATATATACAACAATACAAAGATTTAAAGCTAGAGGGTCCACTTAGGATGATTATCAGGGCTTTCTATAAAATCCCCAAGAATGCCAGCAAAAAAGATAAAAAATTGATGGAACAAAATATCATAAGACCAACTAAAAAGCCGGACATGGATAATATTGCAAAAATTATTGCAGATGCACTGAACGGACTTGCTTACGAGGATGACAAACAAATCGTGGAAATGTACATCAGTAAGATTTATGCGGAAGATGAATTTGTGGAAGTTGTCGTGGAGGAGGTGAGAGGAGGTGAAGCTAGGTGAATTGCTTCTCAAGGCAACAGGTAGTACACCACAAACAGGAAACACGAAAGGAGTTTGTGTGGTTTGTGGTGCTGAGGTAAATAATGGTATCCCACTTAAGAGATGTGTTTCTGACAATTTTACAGGTTGGAGTAATTTCTTCTCAGGTAATTGCATGTGTCCGGAGTGTGCATTCCTCTTTTCAGACCAAACATTTCGTAGAAAATCATGGGTAGCCAGTCTTTATGGATTTCATATATTCAAAAACGATGAAGCACTTCAAATGCTGTTCAATCCTCCTGAACCGCCATTCTTCATATACATAGCAAAAGCAGGACAAAAGCAATCGTGGCTTTCTTCAATACACCGTGTAGCATATGATTCCAATAGATATTTCTTTTCACATGAAAGGTATGATATTCCGATTTGTTGGATGGGATAAAGCTAGATTTGTAACGTTTTTTAATAAAAAATTTGATACGTTAGGGGCAAGTAATGTGGATGGTATATTGTCATGGAGGTGGAGATATGACAGCAATTCCTGAAAAATGCCAAAAGTGTTTGAAAAACGAAAATGGGAGGTGTATAGCATATAAAGAATTTATTGGTGAAGGTTGCCTGGGCTATGTGGACAATCCAGAAGGCATGATAGAAATGTATAAAGAAATGAGAGAATATTATTTAACAAAAGTTGGTAGTTGGAATGATATAGCATCAAAATTCATGAAAGAAATACGAAGATGGGAAAATGAACTAAGGAGGTGGCATCTTGAAAAAACTGCCGAAGCGAAACGTTCTTGAGCATTATTTTTTCAACTATTATCAGGTTTTATTCCAAGTTAAGCAAAAAATAAACGATATTATTCATTCATCACCTGCACAATTTAAGGAAACAGGAGGTGGAGGAGTAAGTCATAATAGTAATCCAACAGAATTAAAAGCAATTAAAATAGCAATGGATAAGGATATTACAGAGAAACAACAATGGCTCAAAATAGTTAGAGATGTGGTAAATGATATGAAATACATAGATGAGAAAAATAAAACAAAATATGCTGTCTTAATACAAAAGCGTTATTTCGACGAATTGGCAGATAATGACGTGCAAAGACAATTAGGTTTGCAATATAGAAGCCAGTATAAAGAGATGAAAGATGTTATATTTCTTGAAGGCATCATGCTTGCAATAGCAAGCGGTTTGATAGATTATGATGACATAAGAAAATTTGTGAGGGAAAACTGGTGAAAATGTACTGTACTTGACAGGCTTTTTAAAGTGAGTTATAATTAAACTGGTACAATAGAAATGTACTCTGGTGTTTTGCCAGAGCTCTTTTTTTAGCCCGGTCACCCCCGCCGGGCTAAAGTTTTTTGGCAAGAAAGAAGGATTTTATAAAAATATGTAGAACACTACATGAGAAAGGGGGGGAAAGAAATAATGGAGTCAATAAAATGGACTGATATTGTGGCATCGTTTGTGGTGCTATATAGTGCTGTATTATCAACATATAATCTTATTAGGGATATAAACAATGACAAACCAAGAGGCAAAGTCCGACTTTCATGGGGTTTTACAGTTGGGTTACCAAATCCTATGGATTTATGTATAGTCACTTTTGTAAATACAGGTAAAATTAAAATAAAAGTTGAAGAGTGTGGCTTAATTTTACCTGATAAAAGAAGATTAGTGTTTTTGCAAACAGACTTACCGCAAATAATCGAACCAATGAATTCTGTTCAAGAAAAGGAAGAAATAAGTATAATAAAAGATCGTATAGTTAGTCTCGGTTTCAAAGATAAGATTAAAATAAGAGGGTATTATAGAGATGCTACAGGCAGATTTTATTATAGCAAATCTGTAAAAATGGAATTAAACTAAGAGCCTTACAGGGCTCTTTTTTCATGCGTTGAGGTGGTGAGGTGATGTGAAGCTAACAGAAAGGCAGAAAGTGTTTTGCGATTATTATATTGAGACCTTGAATGCTACTGAAAGCTACAAAAAAGCTGGATATAAAGTTAAAAGCGATGATGCAGCAAGAGCAAATGCTTCAAGATTGCTAACAAATGCTAACATTCGCAGATACATCGAAGAGAGATTAAAGCAAAAAGACAACGAACGCATCGCCTCACAGGATGAAGTCTTAGAATTTCTTACAAGAGTCATGCGTGGCCTAGAAAAGGAGGAAGTCGTTGTTACAGAAAACAAGGGCGATTATTTCAGTGAAGCAAAGATTATAAAAAAGCAGGTGTCAGCGAAAGACAGAGTCAAGGCTGCGGAGCTTTTAGGCAAAAGATATGCATTATTTACAGAGAAGGTTAATGTAAGCGGTAGTATGGGTGTAGTTATTGTGGACGACATCGAGGATGATAACAATGATGGAGAAAATTAAGCTCAGTGAATTAATAGCACCTTCGTTTTATGAGATACACAACGATATAAAGTACAACAGATATACACACTATTGGCTAAAAGGTGGACGTGGCAGCGGTAAATCCTCTTTTGTAAGCATAGAGATAATACTTGGGATGATGAAAGATCTTAACGCTAATGCAGTAGTTTTGAGAAAAGTTAAAGAAACGCTAAAGGATAGCGTCTTTGAACAATTGATTTGGGCAATTGAGAAATTGAAAGTAAGCGACTATTGGGATATTAAGCATAACCCAATGGAAATGACATATATCCCAACGGGACAAAAAATACTTTTTAGGGGTGCAGATAAGCCTAAAAAAATTAAGTCTACAAAAGTATCAAAGGGATACATCAAATTTATTTGGTACGAAGAAGTTGATGAATTCAATGGGATGGAAGAAATTCGTACTATCAATCAATCATTAGTACGTGGTGGAGAGCAATTTGTTGTTTTTTATACATACAATCCACCGAACAGAGTTAATGCTTGGGTTAATGAGGAAGTCTTGATTAATAGACCGGATAGGAAAGTTCACCATAGCACATATTTAACTGTTCCTCGAGAATGGCTTGGGGAGCAGTTTTTTATTGAGGCTGAGCATCTTAAAAAAGTCAATGAGAAAGCGTACAGGCATGAGTATTTAGGTGAAGTTACAGGAACAGGCGGCGAGGTATTTACAAATGTAACGGCAAGAAAGATAAGTGATGATGAGATAAGGGTATTTGACAGGATAAGGAGAGGCCTTGACTTTGGTTATGCAGTTGATCCGGCACATTATACAGTGTGCCATTTTGATAAGACAAGGCGGAGACTTTATATTTTTTATGAGATACATCAAGTTGGGTTAAGTAATAGAAAGCTTGCAGAGTTGATAAAGCAAGAAAACAAGAGCAATGGATTGATTATTGCAGACAGTGCAGAGCCGAAATCAATAGCAGAGCTGAGAGGTTATGGGATAAATATCAAGGGAGCCAAAAAAGGTCCGGACAGTGTTGAGTATGGAATTAAGTTTTTGCAAGACCTTGAAGAAATAATAATTGACCCTGAACGATGTCCAAATACATTGCGAGAGTTTATAAACTATGAACTTGAAAAAGATAAAGATGGCAATTTTAAAGCTGAATATCCTGATAAAAATAATCACAGCATCGATGCTGTTAGGTATGCATTAGAGGATGATATGAAAAGTGTTAAGCCAATAGTAGATAAACCAAAAGGATGGTAATTAGGCGAAAGTTCAGTTTCGTATAATAAAGAAGGTGATGGAATGATAACGGATTTGAATTTTTTTAATATAGGGCAAAAATGGCCTCCAGACAGCGAAATGGAAAGACTTCAACGTTATGACCAAAACAGAAAGCTCTTTGAGGGCAGGCATGAACTTGTATTTAAAGACTGGGTTAGGTTGCTTAGAGATGACAAAAAAGCAACGCTAGAGATTATTTTAAATTGGCCTAAACGCTTATCGACGTTATGGGCAGATTTGTTATTAGGAGAACCACCTAGAATAACAGCAGGAGAAACAGGAAGTAAAGAGCAGGAACAGTTAGACAAAATTATCAAGAGCAATAACTTCTTAAACACAGCTTACGAAGTAGCAATAGATTTGAGCAGATATGGTGATGGCATATTTAAAACGAGATATGATAAAAGAGCAATTATAGAAGCAGTTCCACCATCGCTTTGGTTTCCTGTTGTGACTGCAGACAACATAAAAGATGTGCAAGCTCACATCATAGCTTGGACATTTGAAGTGCCGACGCCGACGTTGCTAAACAAGGACAAAAAGACCATTTATCTTAGACTTGAAATACACGAAAGAGGTAAAATCACAAATAGACTTTTTGAATTGCAAGATGGAACCATAAAAAACGAAATTGATATAAAAACTTTTTATCCGGATTTAGAGCCAGAAATATATACGGGAATTGATGATTTCTTAGTGGTACCCATCCATAACATGCAGACAAGCGACAGAATATACGGACTTGATGATTACAGTGATCTTGATAGTATTATTCAAGAATTAGAAGTTAGAATTGCACAAATAAGCAGAATCCTTGACAAGCATGCAGACCCTAACATGTATGGCCCTGCTGGAGCACTTGAACAAAACGAACTCGGTGAGTGGGTTGTTAGAGGAGGAGGAAAATATTTTCCTGTGGAACAAGGCGAACAGCCACCGGGCTATGTGGTATGGGACGGCAAGCTCGATGCAGCGTTTAGAGAGATAGACTTCCTAATGGAGCAATTTTATGCACTATCAGAGACAAGCGCCGCTGCTTTTGGGCAGCTAAAACAGGGTTTAGCAGAAAGCGGAAGTGCATTGAGAAGGTTAATGATGGCACCTTTAGCAAAAGTAAACCGAATACGCATGAGGTTTGACCCTGCTATAAAGAAAGTTTTATGGCTTGCAAGCAAATTAGAAGCTTTATATGGTAATGGGGTAGAACTAGAGACAATTAATATAGCTTGGAACGATGGATTACCAGATGATGAAAAGGAACAAGCCGAAATTTACAGCTTACTTGTGCAAAATGGATTAATAAGCAAAGAAACAGCCCTAAAGAGGCTATTCGAGTTTGACGCAGAGACTTTAAAACAAGAACTGGCAAAGATAGCTGTTGAAACAGCACAGGAAGCTCCAGCACTATTTACAACAACATTGCAAACATAACAGAATCAGCAACAAAGCGAGTGATAATAAATGCCTAACTTTGATGAGGAAAAGCTCATACAAAGCCTTGTCGAACTTTATCGGCAGGGCTTTTTAAATGTGCTCAAAGTAATATTGGAAAAAGAAGCAAAGAAACAGGATACGGTTTATTTTAAAGATATTCTGAAACAAATCATGGCAATATTAGAGCAGTTAGATAAGAATACTGCAAAGTGGATTGAAGAAAATGTGCCCAAGATATATCAGCAGAACTATATTGCGGTAATGGCTTTTATACAGCAGTTAAAAGGCGAGGCAGTACAAAATCCAAGTTTTAGCCAATTACATCAGAGAGCAATAGATGTATTAGCGCAAAACCTTTATGACAACTTACAAAACGCAATACAATTTGTGGGACGTAAGTTTGATGATTATTTCAGGAGAGCAAGCTTGGAAGCAGCAGGTAAAAAGTATGTCAGCGGTGAGACATGGCAGCAGATGAAAAAAGATTTGATGGAGAGGCTATTAAGCAAGGGTTTAACAGGCTTTAAAGACAGGCTAGGTAGAGAATGGAGGCTTGATAGTTATGCCGAGATGGTTGCAAGGACATTGACAAGAGAAGCAGCAACAGTGGCGACAATTAATGCCTGCAAGGAATTCGATATTGACTTGGTGAAAATTTCTACGCATTATCCGACATGTCATTTATGTGCTCCAATTCAGGGTAAAGTATACAGCCTTTCAGGTAAAGATAAGAGGTATCCGAAATATGGAGAGGATGGCGTAGTTATTCCCCGTCACCCAAATTGCCGTCATGTATTAATGCCTTATGTGAGAGAACTTGACGACAATGCAGAAGAAACGCAAAAGTATAGCAATACGTCTTTAACTAAGGATCCGCGAAGTGAGAAAGAGAAGCAGGACTACAAAGAAATGCGTGATAAGGTAACAATACAGACTATTAGGCAAAGAGCAAGGGAAGTTTTATACAATGAGCAAGCTCCATTGTTAGAAAGGCTAAAAGCTGCTGAAAAGTTGAAAAAAAGTTATGAAAAAGTAGGTGACAAGATAAACAATATCGATAAACATTATTTGAATGGACTTGATAAATATCTTGAAAACTTGAATATAAATAACATAGTGAAAATTGACGAGGAAAGTGGTATAATAACTGTAAGAAACAATAAGTTACCGATAAAAGCGTTTGAAAATGCAATAATAGATGCTTTACATCCCACGTTAAATAAAATTGTTCAGAGAAGATTTTATGACGAAAGAGGCAACGCAAAAGTGGATATCGATTTAACAGATCATGGACATCAAAAAATACATCCTATTGTTCCGCATGCGCATGATTGGAAGAATGGCAGAAGGCAAAGGGAGTTTAGAACATTAACCGAAGTAGAAAAAGAAAAAATTAAGGATATTTGGAGTGATAAAGGATGATGTATGATACTTATTCCTCACTAGAGGATTTTGTTGATGACTTAAAGGCTGTAGGGGAAATAGAGTTTGAGTATAGTAATAAACATTATTCGCTTTTGTATTATGATAAAATTTATATTTGTGAGTATAACAAACCAGAAACAGAAAAGGAGTATAACACAATTGAGGAGTTTTTGAACAATTATGAAATTGATGGAACACGTATAAAAGACTTAGCAACAAAACTTAAAGTGATATTCCATTAACAGCCACCCAACCAAAGCGGTTGAGGTGGTATTTTTATGCCTTCTTACAAGGAGGTGAGTATCAAATGGCAGAAAAGGTTTCTGATAAGCCATGGAGCAATTTTAGTGAAAGCGATTATGACAAAGAACAGTGGTGGGATGCTTGTTTAATTCATCTTGTGCCGAAAAGCGAATATACAAGTAAGGAACAGTGCAAACTGCCAGTCCGTGAACCAGATGGTACTTTAAATAGAAATGGCATTCATGCAGCAGCTGCAGCTTTAGCTGGCGCTCGTGGAGGCGTAGATGCACCAATGGAAGAAAAACGCAAAGCAGCAAGAAAGCTTGTTAGCTTATACCGCAATGTTTTAAACGAAGAGCCACCTGAAAGCATACTCACATTAGCAGGTATGAAGCCAAAACAAAATAGCTGATAAGCACTCATTTGGAGTGCTTTTATTTTTGCATACAAACTTACGCTGACAGCGAGCGGTTAATCGCTGGAATAAAAGAAGGAGGTTGCAAATAATGGCTGATGATATGAATAAAACAATACAAGATAATCCTGCTGACGCTGGGCAGGATACACAGACACAACAAACAGCGGATAATGTTACTCAGCAGCAAAGCAAAACTTTCACACAGGAAGAACTCGAAAAAATCATTGCAGAGAGGCTTAAAAGAGAAAGAGAAAAATACAAGGATTATGAACAATTAAAGAAAGCTGCTGAGGAATTACAAAAGATAAAGGAGAGTCAGATGAGCGAACAAGAAAAGTTACAAATGCGTCTTGCTGAGATTGAGAGAGAAAAGCTTGAGAGAGAAAGAGAACTTGCAGAACTTAAAACTGCATTAGTAAAACAAAAAGTTTTAACCGAACTGGGCTTGCCTCTTAGCTTGGCTGACAGGATATTTGGCACTACAGAAGAAGAAATCAGGCAAGACGCAGAGGAGCTCAAGAAACTTTTAGGCTTGCAAGCCAATACAAAAATTGGAGCAGGAACAAACCCAGCTGGGGGAGGTAAGGGAACAAGAACTTTTACAAAAGCAGAAATAGAAAGAATGACACCAGAGGAGATAAACAAAAATTGGGACGCTATTCAAGAAGCTTTAAAGCAAGGGTTAATTAAATAATCAAAAACTTAAGGAGGTTGGTTTAGATGGCTATAACAAACTTCATACCACAAATTTGGAGCGCAAGATTACTTGAGAACTTGCACAAGAGCTTGGTTTATACAAACATAGTCAACAGAGACTATGAAGGCGATGTCAAGTTTGGCAACGCAGTCAAGATAAACAATATTGGACCGGTTACAGTTTTTGACTATGTAAGAAATACAGATTTACCAGCACCTGAAACCCTGAGTGACGCTCAAAGAACACTTTTAATTGACCAAGCAAAAGCTTTTAACTTCCTCATTGACGACGTAGACGCAGCACAGGCTAATGTAAAACTCATGGATGCAGCTATGCAAGAAGCTGCTTATGCTTTGGCAGATAAAGCAGACCAGTTTATAGCTTCCCAGTATGTCTATGCGGCAAATACAATCGGTGATGACACAACCCCAGTTGTTCCAACAGCTACAACCGCATATGAACTGCTCGTTGATGCTTCTATCAAGCTTGATGAGAGCAATATTCCAAGAACAGGCAGAGTTGCTGTCGTTCCACCATGGTTTTATGGCTTGCTTTTGAAAGATGACAGATTTGTAAAGTACACACCTCAAGGACAGGATGTATTGAGAACAGGACAGGTTGGACAGGCAGCAGGTTTTGAGATTTTCATAAGCAACAACGTTCCAAATACAACAGGCACAAAATACAAAATCCTCTGCGGACATCCGATGGCAATCACTTATGCAGACCAGATTGAAAAGGTCGAAGCGTACAGACCAGAAAAGAGGTTTGCAGATGCGGTGAAAGGCTTGCATGTATATGGTGCAAAGGTAATCAGACCAGAGGCTTTGGTTGTAATTACTGCTAACAAGGCTTAAGGTGATGGCTAATGTGGGTTAGGAATAAGCAAACAAGATTGATATGGGAAGTAACGGGAGAGCTTGCAGAAAAGCTCTCCCGTTCTCCTGATTTTGAGGTGATTGAAGAATGGCAAGAGGCTATCCAGGTACAAGTTCAAAACAAGAATTCAAATGTGCAACATGTGGAAAGTCGATATGGGACTACCCAAGTCAAAGACGAGACCGAAATGTATATTGCTCAATTGAGTGCAGAAACAAAGGATATCAAAAGAAAACGCCACACAACAAAGGAAAAGTGAAAATAGCTACAAAAAAATGCTTATACTGTGGTAAGGACATGATAGGGCCTGAGTATGTAGTTAAGAGGAAAAAATTCTGTTCAATAAAATGTGTTGGACTTTCACAAAGGACTGAAAGCTATCGTGACACAAGACCAAATAATCACAGATACAGAGAATGGAGAATTGCCGTTTTGAAGAGAGATGGTGGTAGGTGCAGGTGGTGTGACTTAGAAGGGATTAAAACCTATAAGAATCTTGAAGTTCATCATATAATTCCTGTATCAACTGCTCCAGAGAAACAATACGAAGTATCCAACGGCATTACATTATGCTATGAGCATCATAGATTAATCTATGGCAAAGAGCAAGAATATAGTGCATTTTTAGCAAATATTATTGATAATCCATTACTTACCAGACCAGAAAGAGGGTCTTTGAAGCGTGCCCCTATTAGTGTTACTAAAGAAGAACTTTATAGACTTTATTGGAATGAAATGCTTTCACTTAAAGAAATTGGGGTTATTTATGGTGTTACACAACAATGTATAGCAAAATATATGGATAGATATGGAATAAAAAGGAGAAATGGGAGAGAAGGGCAAATATTGGCTCTCAGAAAGAAGGTGACAGAATGTCAATAATTGTAGGGACGAATTCATATGTGTCCCTCGACGAAGCCGAGCAATACTTTGCAGGACGACTCTACACAGACGAATGGAACAACGCAGACGCAACAACAAAAGAAAAAGCGCTCTTGATGGCTTGCAGGCGAATAGAAAGGCTGCAATTCAGAGGCATTAAGGCAGACCCAGACACACAAGTATTGCAGTTCCCAAGGGCTTTGCCAGCGGTAAATATGCCTTTGTATCCAAGTGAAAGACGCTTTAACTTTGATTATGCCCTGAACTACATCATACAGGACAAAGTCCCTGATGAAGTCAAATGGGCACAATGCGAAGAGGCATTGGCGTTGCTCAAGTATGGTAATAGCACAAGAGCAAAGCTGCAGGAACAAAACGTAGTGCAAGTGGACTTTGGAAGCGTAAGCGAGGAATATAAAGGCTTAGGTAAGCTATTTAGCAAAGAAGCTTACGAACTTCTCAAGCCATACTTAACTTGTGCAGTAGCGATTGTGTAGGCGGTGTTGCTGATGATTAAGGAATATTTGAATCAGACAGCGACGTTGAGGACAATGGTTAGTTACAACGAATACGGCGAACCTGTACCAAGCGAGAAGACAATATCTTGTCGCTTTGAGATGAAGCAAAAACTTGTCAGGGATAGACAGGGCAATCAAGTAGTATCAGAAGCGACGATGTATTGCATTGAGCCGATAAGTCCTGACGACCGCATAGTCTATAATAACAAGGAATACATTGCAATTGCCGTCAGTGAGATAGTGGATTTGGACGGCAATATTGCTTATTACGAGGTGGCTGTGTAATGGGCAAATATGAATTAAAGTGGTATGGAGAAAAAGCTAAGGATTTAGCAAAAATGGTGACAGCTAAAGCATTAGTAGAATGTGCCGCACATTTACAAGAAAAATCGTTAGAACAGGTACCTTGGGCTACAGGTGATTTGGGTGGGAGTTGTAATATAAGTCCTGTTAATGAGGATGGAAATAGAATATGGCTTACGGTGGGATATAATACACCATACGCAATTAAGCAACATGAAGATTTAACATTACGGCATCCAGACCCGAGAAATCCTTTATCAGTGCCGGGACGCAAGGCAAAATATTTAGAAGATCCATTCAATGAAAATGCTGAAAAATATAAACGTCACATTGAAAAGTCTGTTAAAAATGCTTTAAAAGCGAGTGATTGAAGATGCTTTTGGACGATATAGCTTTATATTTGCAACAAAAAGGCATAGGCATAATTGGCACGGATATTTTTAAAGGGCAGCTACCAGTAAGCCCTGATAATTGTATTGCATTGTTTGAATATGCTGGTGAACCACAAGATTTGACAGACGCAAACCTTGAATATCCGGGATTGCAGGTTTTGGTTAGAAACAAAAGCTATGCGACAGGAAGACAAAAGATAGAGCAGGTAAGGAATGTCCTACATGGACTAACTGAAACGACAATTAACAATGTTAGGTATCTACTTATCCAAGCAAAGCAAAGTCCAGAAGCTCTGCCACGCGATGAAAACGGTAGGGCTATTTTTGTTGTAAACTTTAGAGTGATTAAGGAGGTCGGTTAAATTGGCAATTGCAGGTAAGGGCGGAAGCGTTTATATTGGGGCTAACAAGGTAGCGGAAATAGATCAATGGAGTGTTGATTTCAAGGCTGACACGAAAGAAACAACCAACTTTGACAGCAATGGTTGGAAGGAATTTATTCAGACCGTCAATGAGTGGTCGGGTAAGATTGAAGGGAACTTCAAACCTACCGATACAACCGGACAGGCAGCACTGATAAACGCATTTATGAACGGAACTACAGTGAATGTTGAGTTTAGAATAGATGCTACAAAGAAAATTACAGGGACTGCTTATTTAGAAAGCATAGGGCTTGAAGCAAAGGTTGATGACAAACAAACATTCAAGGCAGATTTCAGAGGAACTGGTCAACCTACTGTAACTTTGACTTAATGTGAGGTGAATAACATGGCATTAGCAGGCAAGGTTGCAGCGGTATACGTTTCTGACGTTACCGCTGCCCCTGTTACTTTTACAGACCAGGCGACGACGGCGGATACAACTTATACAAGGTATCAAGTCACCAATGCTGCATATCGTTACTGGGACCCAACCAGTCCTGTTACGGTTAAGAAAAATGGAAGCGTTATAACGACCGGTTTTAAGCTTGAATATGCAGGCGGTTATGTTGTATTTGATACGCCGCTGACTGCGACAGATACTGTTACTGTTAGTGGTAAGGCTTTAACAATGGTGCAATGCGGTGGATTTTTCAACTGGAGTGTAGACTTGAAAGCCGATACCAAAGAGGTTACTACATTTAACAGCAATGGGTGGAAAGAATTTATTCAGACAATTGACGGTTGGAGCGGAAAAGCAGAAGCATATTGGGGCGATGATAGGTTTTTCAAATCTTTAGGGCAATTAGTAGTAGTGAAGCTTTACATTGACAGCGGTGCAAGCCAAAGATGTTTGGAAGGTTTTGCAATCATTACAAGTGAAGGTATAGAAGCTAAGGTTGATGATGTAGTGCAAGACAAGATAGATTTTGAAGGTGTAGGACAACTGTATGTGAGATTATAGGGAGGTTTTAGTTTATGAGGACTAAGGTTATAACATTCGCTGGCAAGACAATAACAGTAGAGGAAAAGAAAATAGGCGAATTAGAGCAACTTTTAGCCAAACTTTTTCCAGCAACAAAAGGGAAGATTAAAGATTTAGGCAAGGCATTAGACAATTTAGAGATTGATTGGGATTTACTATATAAGAAAATTCCAGTTATCTTTCCGGATCTGACAGAAAATGATGTTAAAAATGCTTATATGAGTGAATTAGAGGAACTTATTCAAGCATTTATTGAAGTAAATTTTTTCGGTTTGAAGAAGCTGATACCGAAACTGATGTCTTTGATTCAGCTTGGCTCAACGCAGAAATAGTTACTCTTTTGGCCCGGGAGTTTTGTTGGAATATTGACGAGATAAAGCAGTTAAGGCCTAGCGAACTTTATGCAATCGTGGAAGAAATAAAGAAGCAGAAGTTACTAGAAGAGTACAAGCAACAAATGAATGGTTGGGCTTTCCTCGCTGCAGTAATTGTGAACGGCTTTATTGCGCTTGGCGGGAAAAAAGACATGGTAAACCCAGAGGACTTTATTAGCAAAGAGTTTAAAAAGCAGGTGGAAGCAATATTAAAAGCCCAGTCACAAGAAAAGAACGACTGGGCTTCTTTGATTGAAGACGCAAAGACTAAAGGATTAAAAGGACCGTGGTAGTCATTTGCTTTTTGTGGATAATATACGTCCTCCTTGACCTTCTACTGTTACAGATTTCACTTCAACAACATTGTTAGTTAAAATAACATTACCGATTAATGTTGCAGTTTTTTCTCCTTCTTTATCTGGATATATATCAGTGGTGACGGTTACAACAGCCTTGCCATCGTTAGCAATGGAAAGGCTTATATTTTTGATTAAACTATACCACCATGTTTGGTATTTGCCTCCAAAATTTTCTTCTAAATATTTGCTAAGTTTATCTAACGATTCTTTAGCTTTTTCATTCTGTAATCGGATTTGTTGTGCTTTTTGTTGTGAAGTTACTGCTGGTTCAGGGCTTAAAGATATTCCTATCGCAAATAAGGCAAGGCCAATAACACAACTTAATAACCAAAACTTTAACCGTGTTTTACGTTGGATTATTGCCATTATTAAAGAAACTACAAAAAGTAAAAAACCCAGAATTCCTATAATAGCACTCATTGTAAAATCCCTCCTTTTTCTTTTATTATACCACAAAGGTGGTGAAAAAATGAAAGTTGGCGAACTTTTTACAGTTTTAGCTGTAGATATGACACAATACGAGAAGGATTTAGCAGTTGCCCAAACAAAAGCAAGAGCAACAGGAAGTACAATAAGCGATATATTTAAAAATGCTCTTTCGTTTACAGTTGGAATGGGTTTATATGATGCTATACGCAATGGTTTTCGCTCACTTATTAGCACTGCTCTTGATTTCAATGTGATGATGCAAAACGCAAGGATAGGTTTTGAAACAATGTTAGGCAGTGCACAAAGAGCACAAAACTTTTTAGACCAAATGGCGAAATTTGCTGCTGCTACGCCGTTTGAATTTCCAGACCTATTGCAAGCGTCGAGGCAACTTATGGCGTTTGGATATGCAGCTAATGATGTATTGCCAATCGTGAAATCAGTTGGTGATGCAGTTGCTGCTCTGGGTGGTAGCAAAGAACAGATTAACAACATCATCTATGCTCTTGGACAAATGCGAACAGCTGGTAGATTAAACGCTCAAGACATGATGCAGTTAACTAACGCTGGAATTCCAGCTTGGGAAATACTTGCTGAAAAAATGGGTAAAAGTGTCGCAGAAGTTAGAAATCTATCTGAACAAGGACTGATACCGGCAGCACAAGCTATTCCTATCCTCATAGAAGGCATGGAAAAAAGATTCCCCAACATGATGGAGAAAATGCAGGATACATGGTTGGGAGTTACCAGCACGATAAAGGACATATGGAGAATGACGATAGGAGCAGTTACACAAAGTCTGTTCCAAGGACTCAATAATTGGCTAAAAGGTGTAAGAGATTGGGCTACACAATTTTATGCTGCATTTCAGCAAGGCGGGCTAATGTTTGCAATACAAAAAATGTTTGGAAGCGATGTTGCAACGGTCGTGAGTGTGGTTGCAGGTACATTAAAAACGCTTTGGAATGTGCTTGTTGGCATTGCTAATTTTATCAGAACTCATTGGTCCACGTTGAAGCCAATACTAATTGGAGTCTTAAGCACATTGCTTTATTTTAAATCAGCAGCAATACTGCAAAGTGCTTTTAAAAGTGTGGCCAGCGGGTTGCAGGATTTGAGATATAACTTGAAACTCTTTATAATGGGATTAAGAGATATTCCTGGCATCGTAGCGAAAGTTAGGGCAGCAATTACAATGCTTACTGGAATTAACCCTGTGTTTTTGGTCATAACAGCAGCGATAGCCGGTGTTATTGTAGCTGGTGTGCTACTTTATAGGAATTGGGATAAAGTGCGTTATTACGGCCTGCAGGCTTGGGGAGCTTTGAAGATAGGCATTGCATATGTAGCATATGCGATAGTTAGCTATTACAAAATCATTTTAGGCTGGATACCTGTACTAGGACAAGCATTTAATAGAATGCAGCAATCCTTAGCAAGTTCTATTGCAAAAGAGAAGTCTATACTCTCACAGAGAGCAAGTGCATTTACAAACGACAACAGCGATGCCAAAACGGCACAAAATCTTGTAAATAATCAGAGCAGACTTGTTGATAGTCAAAAACAAATAGCAAATGCAAGTAGTAATGCTGCAACTGGGCTGAACAAACAGGCAGATGCAACTAAGAAGGCGGGAAAGGCTACACAAGATAACCTCCAAAGTTTCGATGAGGTACACCAGATTATGCAGGAGACAGCTGAGGCTTCTAAAGATGCAGCAGATAATATGAAATTGCCAGAAACAAGTTTGCCAAGTATAGATATGAGTGGTTTAGGTTCTATTGGTACAGATTTGGGAGGTATAGCAAATAGTATTGAAAATATAACAAGCAGCATAGCTGATAAAGTTAGTTCTATTTGGGATACAATTAAAACAAAAGCAGAGGCTGCATGGAATAGTCTTACAGAATTTTTCAGTAATTTATGGGATAAAATCAAAACTAATGCAACAAATGCTTGGGATAGTATAACTTCATTTCTAACGAACGCATGGCAAAGAATTTATGCGGTAGCTCCACAGTTTTGGGATGCACTAAGGAACTATTTCGTAGCATTATGGACAGGAATAGTGAATATAGGAACTGCGATTTGGAGCGGATTAGTAACAATCCTGCAGTTTACATGGCAAACAATTTACACGATTGCAATAAATGTGTGGGGGTTAATTAGAGACCTCTTAACGGGTAACTGGCAGGGAGTAAGAGCACATGCAATAGTAATTTGGGAAGCAATAAAAAACTACTTTATTGCAGTGTGGAATGTGCTTGTTGGTATAGCTTCTGTAGTGTGGAACTCTATAGTTGACATAATAAAAAGTGCAGTTAATTTAATGAAAATAGGCATAGAAACTGTTTGGACGCCCATAAAGGAGTTTTTAACTGATATATGGGATAAGATAAAGACAAAGGCATTAGAAATATGGGAAAAAATAAAAGATAATGTAATAAAACCTATACAAGATGCTTGGGATAAGATACAAGAAGTTTGGAATAAAATAAAGGGATTTGTATTAGATAAATGGGCTGAAATAAAAAACAGTATATTAGGCTCGGGTCATGGCCTTTGGGATGCAATAACAAAACCTTTCAATGATGCAAAGAAAACTATAAATAAAATCATAGATGATGCCTTCAATTGGGGACGTAATCTAATAAGCAATATCATAAACGGAATAACATCTATGGTTAGCAGGCTATGGGATACAGTTTCTAACGTTGCGCACACAATAGCTGGCTTTTTGGGATTTCATTCCCCGACTGAGTTAGGTCCGGGTAGAGACGCCGATAAATGGGCACCAAACTTCATAAAAATGTATGCAGAAGGTATAACAGGCAACATAAACATAATTGAAAGTGCGGTTAATACTGTTGCAAGTAAGCTAAGTGGCATAACAGCAACACCTTCTTTGGCAGTAGCAGGAGGAACAGCAGGTAGCAGTTATACGCCAGCAGGAATACCACAGCCAGAGATGCATCTCCACATTGGAACACTCATTGCAGATGACTATGGCTTAAAGAAATTAACACAAGAAATAAGAAAAATATGGATATACGAAGACCAAAGACTAGGAAGTGATAGCCGATGATGATAGACGGTATCACAATAGCAACCCCTACCGAGCTTAAGGTAGGGGTTTTCCGTTTGACAAAATCGGAGCGAACAGCAAGCGGGAAAATGATGATGGAAATTATAGCAGTAAAGAGAAGACTTGATTTGAAATGGACTATTATAAAAGATACAGATTTAAAGCAAATTATGGACTTGCTCGACGCTAAAGTCTTTCACACGGTGACTTATCCAGATCCACAGACAGGAGAAAATACAACAATAACCGCTTATACTGGCGATATAAATATGAACGCATTTAGGCGAATAGGAAACAGTCGGTATTATGCAGACGTTAGTTTATCGCTTATTGAACAGTAGGTGGTGGTTGTATGTACCCAGTAACACAGGATTTCCTTGATAAAGTAAGAGCAACAGAAAGGCGTGTATTTGGAAGAATACAAATCGACTACACAGACCCCTTCATCGACCAATCTATTCAAGTCCAAACCTCCGAGCAGGCCAACGTTTCCTTTCCAGCCCAAACCGCCGACGCCGTATCCGAGCCTTTCGCCAAAATCGCCAGCTTGGACGGTAGCTGGGTGCTGGACGGCAGCTTTGCACTTGCACCAGACCCCGACGAAGCCGACACGCACCAAATGGGCTGGTGGGGGTCACAGTTGTCGCAGGCTGATGGAACATTCGTGCAGCCGTATCCCAGCTTGACAGTGACGCACTTCGCAAGGCCGATACATTCCCTGCGAGTAGTAGGCGACAGCAAGCGGGGGGAATATCCGGTAGACTTCCGCATTGACTTATATGGTCCTGATGATACGCTCCTATATACGGAAAACGTCGTCGGCAATACAGAAGTAGCATGGAGCAAAACGCTAGCCAGCCCCGTGCTGGACGTTGTCAAGCAGGTATTGACAATCACAAAATGGTCGCATCCTGGACGGCAAGCGAAGATTCTCGAATTCTTCACTTCGGTGCAGGAAACCTACGAAGGCGACGACATACTTCTCATACACCTGCTGGAAGAGCGGGAAGTATCGCAAGGCTCGCTTCCGGTAGGCAACATAAGTGCCAACGAAATTGATATTCGACTGAACAACGAAAGCCGGAAATTCGATGCAGGGAATACGCAAAGTCCGCTATACCGACTTTTGAAACAGAATCGCAGGATAAGGGCGTGGCTCGGCCTCAAGGGCGAAGACAACGGTCAGCAGGTATCTAAGATGTGGGACAGTCAGGCCGACTGGCAAGCGGGATTGATTTTGCCGGAAATATATTTGGATGAAGCCGGGGACATTATACTGAAACAATACAATTTGCTACCAGATTTTGTAGGGTGGGAATTAGGAGGCGGAGCATATATAAACGAAAATGGCGAACTTGTATTACCTTCACCGGGTGCTTATGCACGCAGTCCTTTTATAGATGTAAATTATGCGTCTAAAGGTTATTTTTCAGCAGAATATTGGTCAGACCAAGAATCTGTCAGAACAGAGTTTAAACCAGATGCAGGTCGCTTATTAAACACAGAATATTATGATGCTAATAAACAACCTACAACTAATCGCTCAGGATATACTGGCAATGGTAGTGCGCGCAAATTCCCTAAAAATCAATGGTGGAGACAAGAATGGGGCGGGGATGGTTCACCTATTGGGTTTGATTTAGGTCCAAATGTAAAATATGTCCGAGTAAAAATTAGTGCTGATACTACATGGACCAGCCCAAGTTATAAGGTTAGAAAACCAATGTTAACGACAACAGGAGAATGGACTCCTTATGGGGTTTATCATTCATCCGGAACATGGGTTTCACAATCTCTTGACCTTACCCCCGTCGGCCAAGCGGCCACTAGCCGAATTTCCTGGTCCGCCGACACGCCACCCGGCACGTCCATCTCCGTCGAAGCCAGTCTGGACGGCGGCCAGACCTGGGCGCCCTGCACTAACGGCGGCGCCATCCCTGGCATCAACGTTGGTGACGACCTGACTGGCAAGAGCCTGCTGGTTCGGGTGACATTGAGCACCACCGATACCAGCGTGACGCCCGTCCTGCACAGCTTAACTGTCGAAGTCAATCACGAGGAATGGGTCCCGCTCGGCGTGTTCTGGTCCGGCGACTGGTCGGCTCCAGAGGACGGCGTGTATGCACAGACGACAGGACGTGATAGGCTAGAACTGCTTAGGAAGAGCACATATAGCACAAGCACAGTGCAGCAAAACAAGACGCTATACGATTTAGCCGTTGCGGTATTGCAGGACGCAGGGCTTAAAAGCGATGAGTATTGGGTAGACACCGAACTCCAGCAATACACAATTCCATACGCTTATTTTGAACCAATGAGCCACCGAGAAGCCTTGCGACTAATTGCCGAGGCTTGTTTAGGGCAGGTATACTGCGACCGGAACGGTGTAATCCGGGTAGAAGGGCCAAGCTACCTTGCAAGCAAAACGACAGCAGACTTAACTATTACGCAGGATGACTATTTCCGCAAGGATAACCCTGTTCGCTGGGGACAGATTGCTAATTACATTGAGGTTGAAACACAGCCATTAAGACCAGACGTATCGCAAGAGGTATACAGAAGCAACGACCCAATAAGCATAGCAGCAGGGCAAACAATGACGTTGACGATATATTACAACCAGACACCGTGCATAAATGCCTCAGCAAGCCTTGTAGGTGCTACAAATACAGTTATAACCGCTGCAACATATTATGCATGGGGTGCTGACATCACATTGAAAAACAACGGCACGGCAGCGGAAAGCGTAACAATTGTGATAAATGCGCAACCCTTGAAGATAATGAACAAAGAGAAGGCAATAGCACAGGATACACAGAGCATAACCGATAATGGTTTGATACGCTACACATTCCCTGCTAATCCTCTTGTCCAGACGCTTTCGATGGCACAGACAATAGCGAATAAGCTATTGCAAAGCTTCAAAGACCCACGCAGGGACGTCGAAATTGAATGGCGTGGCAACCCTGCACTGCTGCTTGGTGACAGGGTTAGCGTAGTGGACAATGTAGAAACAAACGATTACTTTGTTATAAGGCAGGAGATTGAGTATGATGGCGCTTTGCGTGCTAAACTCTCAGGAAGGAGGGCGATATAATGGGAAGTGCACCGAATGGATACCAAACGCCTAAAATGAACTGGCAAACTGCAGATGTTGTAACACCAGCAGACATGAATAGAATTGAAGGAAATATACAAGCAATAGAGGAAAACCTCAGAACAATAGACCCTGCTCAATCTCCAACTTCTAATCAAGGAAGCTTGCGACAATTTTTGGACTGGTTTGCAAATATGATAAAAAGAATAACAGGTAAAACGAATTGGTATGACGCACCATCAAAAACGCTTGAGGATTTGAATAATCATATAAATGCTACTGCACCGCATAGTGGGCATGCACTACTCAATCATACTCACACAAGAGCACAAATTACAGATTTTGCTCACAAAAGCACACATGAAGCAGGAGGTAATGACCCAATTAGTAATCTCCCAGATGGGGCAACAGTAAATGGTAACATAATATATCACGCTGGAAATGCTGCATTAATTCCTTCTTATGACGTAATGAGAAGTTACGATGGGAAAATTGTGTATGATTCTACTGCTATTGCAAGTGATAGCACGGTTGTAACATCCCCAGGAGTTAGCAGTGGAGTATGGACTAATACTGGCAAGTCTATTAGTGTTAATATAGACTCTGTAAATTCCTTGCAGTTTAATATTGAGATATCATTTGCTTTTACAGGTACATGGTATATAAAAATTGTTGACAGAACATCAGGAATATCATCTAACAGTATTTCTGTATCACCTGCAGCATCGGGCACATATTATTGGTATACTTTATATTTTGATGTTGCAAACTACGATTTTACTGGAGTCAGAACATTTGATATATACGTTATGGTATATTCTTATGGTTCAGGGCCTACTTTACGAGGATTAAATGTTTATAAAAATAAGGTGGTGAAAATAAGACAATGATTTATATACGTAATGCAAAATCAGAAGAACAATGTAAGTACGTACTTACAGATGGCACAAACATTATAAAAAAATACTATGAAGAGGATGAGCCTGTAGATTTTTCTGCTGAGATACAAAAGTATGAAGAAATATTAAAACAACAGCAGCAAGAAGAATTTACGCAAACTTCAGCACAAATAATTGCCCAACTCACTTTAGAAAACGCCGATTTGAAGGCGCAACTGGCGACTCTTTCACAAACCGTTGCTCAAATCTTGTTGAAATAGGAGGGATATCATGAGTCCGTACTTCAACTTTTGGAAAATGTGCTATATAAATGGATGGATTACATTGGAACAGCTACAGCAGGCATTACAAAAAGGCTTAATAACACAGGCTGAATACGACGAAATTATGGCAGCTAAGCAATAGCTGTAATTTTTATTCTTTAGTGATATAATTTTAATAAGGGGGTGTATTTATGCCACTACAGAGTAGCACCGAATATATATTAAATTTTATAGATTGTAAAGATATTTCCAAAATTGAAGAAGTAAGAAATTTCGCGTTGCTATGGAATATGTTCGAAGATCAAATCTTCGGGAATTCTATGAATAAAACAAAAATTGATGAAATGAATGACAAAATTTCAAAAGCCATAAGTGAAATTGTAGTTGAAAAAACTTTTCAATTCTTTAGCGATAGGTATACTAATGAAAATGATGGAAGGTCTAAATTTGATGGCTTAAAATTAGATAAAAAAAATTTTTGTAGTAGAGATGAAATTGAGGATATATATGGAAAATTAAAATTAAAGGATTGTGATAAGAAAGAAAAAACTAGGATAATATTATATATTTTATACAGGTTAAGAAACAATTTATTTCACGGAGAAAAAGAAGCTCGTGAGTTTTATTCGCAAAATGAAATGTTTAAGGTGTGCAACGATTTTATAATTGAATGTTTAGAAACATATGACAAATACACGCCATAAGGCGTATTTTTTATACTTTTCGAAAGGAGAGGATATAATGCCGGGAGCAGAACTGGCACAATATGGCCTTGCAACATTCGCAGTTGCAGGGCTTTTATATATCGTTAATCTTTTTTTGACAAAGAGAAAAGACAATGATGAGCTTATGGCAGTAATAGAAAATAATACAAAAGCAATTGATAATTTATCGAATGTAATGCAATCATTACAAATGTCATTAGTTAGGCAGGAAACAAAGATTGATGAATTATTAGAGAGGGCGAGAAGGTGATAATGTGTGAAGAAATTTTTCAATAATCCTTGGGAGTTTAGTTTCAAAGATGTAATTGCAATAGTTTTTACAGTAACATTTCTATATGTTACTTATAAAGCTTTAACTTCTAAAGATGCTCTTGAAGTTATGAAAGCTTTAATTGCACCAATTTTGACAGTATTAGGGGGATATTTTGGGCAGGAAGTTGCTACAGCATACTTTCAATCCAGATATCCTAATCAATATGGATTCTATAATGGATATTACGGCTATGGAGGTTACATGCCTTATCCTCCAGCACAGACAACAACGGAAGAACAGGCTCAATCTAATGAACCGACAATATGAGGAGGTGATATTTTGGGTGTCAATGTTATAGAAACAAATTTACAATTTAGACAGCCGTTAAAAAAGCGTCTTCAAACTGATTATATAGTTTTACATCATGCAGAAGCGAGTAATGCAACTGTAGAGGACATTCATAGATGGCACCTTGAGAATGGTTGGGCTGGGATAGGATACCATTATTATGTTAGAAAGGATGGCTCAATCTACCGTGGCAGACCGAGAGACACAATAGGTGCACACGTGCAAGGGCATAATTACGATTCAATTGGCGTATGTGCAGAAGGAGATTATATGAAAGAAATCATGCCAGAAGCTCAAAAGCAAGCTATAATTGCTTTGGTTAGAGAATTGAGGGAAATATACCCTCAAGCTAAAATAGTAGGGCATAGAGACCTTATGGCGACCTCATGCCCTGGGGTAAATTATCCATTTCAAGAGATAGTTCAAAAAGTATTAATAAAGGAGGTTTTGTCTATGTTTAAAGATATTCAAGGTCACTGGGCACAAGCAGATATAGAACATCTTGCACAATTAGGACTTGTTAGAGGTGATGAACAGGGTAATTTTATGCCCGATAAACCAATCACAAGAGCAGAAGTAGCAGTAATAATTTCAAGGCTTTTAAAACTGTTAGGGAGGTAAAATAGGATGAGAGATCTGATAATGACAATCTTGACAGCTTTGATACAGCTGATAATTTTAATTGGATTAGGATATCTGATTGATTATCTAAAGGCAAAAATTTCAACTGAAAGGTTGAAGAAATATTATGACTTAATTACAAAATTTGTACATGCTGCTGAACAAACTTTTGGCGATGGAAAAGGAATGTTAAAAAAGCAGTATGTTATTGATGCTGTTAAAAAAGTGCTAAAAGGCAGATTAACAGATGAAGAAATTGACAAACTAATAGAAGCAGCAGTTTTCGAAATGAATTTAGTATTAAAAGAAAAAGGCATTACACAGTAATCCTCAATCCTCTTCCTTGTATGGCCCTTCGGGGCCTGTTTTTTGTGCTTATGCAGGGCGGATAATTTTCTATGCTTGTTTAATTTTCTCTCAATACAAGCCAAATATAAACGTTATCATGGGGCAAAAATAAAAGGGCTTGTTGGCCCTTTTTATAATATTTCTATTTGATAAGATTTTGCGAATAGAAATGGTGCCGAAGGTGGGAGTCGAACCCACACGGGGTGTGAGCCCCACTGGATTTTGAGTCCAGCGCGTCTGCCAATTCCACCACTTCGGCGAGTTACTACATTTCATATATTATCACAGGT